CCGTGCAGTGCATCAACCGATCCATCTCCAACGACTGGCAGGGACTGTTCCCCGACAAGCCCAACGGCAACAGTAAACCTTTTCGCAAAATCCTAACTCGTGACGACCACTCCAATGGCTTCTAAGCGTCGCTGCCAAGGTTGCGGTGGGGTCATCTCCCCCATGTGGGATGATGCCAAGGGCATCATCGTATCCAAGTACCAGGTCTGCCGTGTCTGCGCCGACGCCGACAAGGTGCAGTACTGGGAGCATCCTTGGGTCTACAAGGACGTGATGGCTAAGCACGGGCTGGCTTGGCTTGAGCGTCACCCGGACTATCCCAAGGCATTCACCAACACAGACCTCTCCTTGCTCCCTGGCGGGCTTAGGACTGCCAGCGGATGGTCACCCTCGGACAAGGCTAGCATCCTGCTCCACGGAACCACCGGGACGGGTAAGACGAGGACGGCTTGGCTCATCTTCAACCGCCTCTGGTTGCAGAACTTCCCTGACCGGGCAATATGGTTGCCTATGCGGAAACTGGAAGCCTCCATCGAGAAGGGCTTTGAAGACCACAAGCACGGACAGGTACTCGACTTCTTCTGCTCAGTCCCGTTGCTCGCCTTCGACGATCTGGGGAAGGAGCGACTGACGGCACGGCTTGAGGCTGACCTGTTCGCCATCATCGACGAGCGAACCAGCAATCTGCGACCCACCATCATCACGACCAACTACAATGGCACAACCCTCCTCGACAGGTTCAACAACAAGGAAACAGGTGAAGCCCTCCTCCGACGCATCCGTGAGTACTACCACGCCGTTCACGCTTGAGCAGCTCCCGTCCCGCCACCCCTTCGTCATGTGGCGCGTGTCGAGCCAGTCGGAGCCTGGCAAGAACTACACCTGTTGCATCCTGGAGAACAACTGCACGTGTGAGCATTGGATGCGTCGCCTCTGGGATAAGCCCGTTGATGAACGCATCTGTAAGCACCTCCGGGCAGCCCGTGAACAAGCCCTAAAACTATTCGTCGAAGATATCAAAAAAAGATATTGACGAGTTCACGATAGGTTCCCAGTCTCCCTTCTATCCTTATGAAGTATCTCCTCGCACTAATCCTCGGAGGCACGGCTTGCGCCAGCGAGCAGAAGTCCATCGTCAACGATGCCCTGCTTCACAACATCGCCATCATCGAGTCGAACCTCAACGATCAGGCAGTCGGAAAGAACGGTGAAGCCGGTGCGTTCCAGTTGAAGCACTGTGCTTGGGTCGATGGCGTTACCTATCTCCGAAACAACGGCTACCCTTACGAAAGCAACTACAAGGTTTGCGTCCGTAACTTCGACGCCAGTGCCAAGGTAGCCTGGGGCTTGCTCAAGTCGTATGAGTCTCGCTTGCTCGCTGCCAAAATCAAGCCGACCCCTCTGCGTCTGTACATGGCGTACAACATGGGCTTCGCCGGTGCGATGGAGTACGACTTCAATCCTGCCAACGAGCGACTGAGCCACCAGCGTCGCGCCATCCTCCGTCGGGCTTACAACATCCTTTCCCGGTAACCTTCCCCCCAACACACACATGAGTAACATCATCAAGAACCGGCTCAACGTCCTTGAGTCCCGCATCGAAAGTCTCCTCATCCGTATGGATCGGCTCTACAACGCCGTCCACGGTGTCGAGACGAAGCCCAAACTGGGTCGCCCCAGCAAGAGCGTCAAGTCCATCACCGACCTGGAAGGCACGAGTTACATCGTGCTGTCCGACGGCACGGTTGCTCGACGCCTGAAGCCCAAGAAGAACGGCAGCAAGAAGTACTACAACCTTATGATTAAGGGTAGGCTCAAGGCTTACAACTCCGACCTGTTCAAGTTCCACGCTGAACGCAAAGCCGCCCTCTGATGAGCCAGCCCATCCCTGACCTCAAGTCCATCCTGCGACTTGCCTCCGCTTCCGTCGAACAGGCTGAGACCCAGCTGCACGACAAGGATATGCAGATCGTCTACCTGTCCGACAAGTTGAACAAGGTCTTCCATGCCCTGCGCCAGTTCCACTCCCACCACGGGCGTGACCTTGACCCGGACGTGCTGGATGCCTTCAACGCAGCTTGGCGTTCCCAAGAGGCTTCCTTCGATACCTGGCAGTCGTATCAGAAGCAGTCCTCCATCTGCGAACACTTCAACCTCACCATCGACCTCGACTAATCTCACCCAAACAAACATGAGCAACGAAATCATCAACAAACTCCGCGCCCCCTTCCCTGCTGACCGCATCGAGTGGCGTCTCCAGTCCTCCGGCGAAAAGCAGGACGGCAGCATTTGGGCGAAGTGCCTGTGCTACATCGACAACCGTGCTGCGATGGAACGCCTCGACGACGTGTACGGCATGAACTGGTCGCACAGCGAGGAGTTCAAGCAGATCGGCAATCAGGCTGTCTGCACCGTGACCATCACCATCGAGTCCAAGATGGAGTCCACGGATACCGGCCCCGTCACCCTGTTCCCCTATCGCTCCGTGACCGGCTCCTGTGCGGTGGAAGCCAATGGCGACATCGACCCGTTCAAGTCGGCTGCTTCTGGTGCTATGAAGCGGGCTGTCGTGAACCTGGGCATCGGGCGTTACCTGTATGACCTCCCCGAAGCGTGGGCTGTCATCGACCCCAAGGGCAAGTACGAGGGCAAGACCAAGAACCAGACTCGCTTCCGCTGGAATCCGCCCCAACTCCCGGCTTGGGCTGGCGGTGGTGCTGACGTTAACTACGCCACCAACAACAGTGGCACGGAGGCTTACACTGCTGGCAAGGACTTCACTCCTAAGCACGAAGCCCAGGCTCCCGCCCCGGCTCCCGTGGAGTCCGATGGCACTTGGCGCACCGTGGTCATCCCGTTCGGCAAGCAGAAGGGTCAGACCCTTGGTCAGCTGCCTCCCGCTTCCCTCAAGTGGTGGCGTGAGAACTACCAGCCGAAGCCCTACAACGGCAAGATTAGCGCCAAGGACAAGGCGTTCCGTGATGCCCTCGACCAGTCCGCTGAAGCCTACAAGCCGATGCCCGGTATGCCCACCGCCAGCAAGGACGAGGTGGTCATCGACGAGGCTCCCTCCGACGACGTTCCCTTCTGACCTATGGAACCCACGCACGAAGAAGACGATCTCTCGTTCCTAGACGAGAAGACCGGCTCCAAACAGAAGACCGAGTTCATCGTCACGCAGGAGGTTCGGCTACCCGCTGAACTCTCCGATGACGAGATTATGGAAATCCTTCAGTACGCCCTGCGTATCAACCGATGAGCAAGATACTGTCGCCGGATCGTGTCCGGCAGCTGATGGCTGCGATGCAACCCAAGGTCGAGCAAGAGGACACGCTCAAGCCTAGCAGTAAGGTGCATCGTGCCTACGAGATGATTGCCAAGAGCAAGTCCACGCTCCGAGCCGCGTCCCAGTCCTATGGGGTAGGCATCAAGGTCATCGTTGCCTACGCCAAGGACAATGGTCTTCCCATCACTTGGGGGGCTGACGGCTTGGTCAACCAGGCACGGCAGCTGGTCAAGGAAGGCAAGTACCAGAATGCCCGACACGGCTTGAGGACTCGCATCACCTACGAGTTGGCGCTGAAGCATGGGGTGAGCAAGGCTTGCCGTATGGCTGGTACGACCCGACGTGGGCTGTACTACTACTGCCAGCGATACGATCTACCTACGCCACTCCGGGCAACCGGGGGACACTCGTGATTTACGAGTTTCGTAATCCCATGCCCGTCGAAACCGACCTAGGCTATGGGATGCTGGTCTATGTCCGTGATGGCGGTACGTTCTCCAATGACGTATTCGCCGTTGCGTTGGACAAGGATGGCATCATCCGTCATATGACCACAGACCAGTTCCGGCTAGTCCGCAACGACACCTTCTGCATCCGAACCAATGAGCAATAGATATGATATCGTCGCTATGGGCGACAACCACGGCGACCTGGCTTGCGAGGACACGCTCGATGCCATCATGGAGTTCGTGGCGCGGGTGAAGCCAAAGTACAGGGTACACCTAGGCGATAACTGGGATTTCCGCTGGGCTAGGCGTGGGGTTGACAAGACCTCCCGTGAGGCTCGTGAGGGTCTGGAGGAAGACCTGGAAGCGGGCATTCGCTGGATCGAGCGATACAAACCCACCCATTTCCTGTTCGGCAACCACGACGACAGAATCAGGCAAATCATCTCCAGCACGGACTCCATCAAGGACAAACAGGATATGCAGGACTTGCAGGACAAGATGATGCAGACCCTACGCCGGGTTGGATGCAAGGTAATCAGGAAGTACAACGTGAAGACGGGCTTCATCAAGATCGGCCCAATCACGTTCATCCACGGGTTCTCCCACGGGATGAGTGCCTTACTGAAGGATGCCCGCATCTACGGCACACCTGGAGGCGGGTTCTGCATGGGTCACCTCCATCGCCTTGAGCAGTTGAACATCGAGAGCCACGCCGGTGGAGCTGCTTGGCTGTGTGGCTGGGCTGGTCGCCAAGAGGATACCGAGTACGCCTTTCGGATGACCGGGGCGCTACGCTGGCAGAACGGGTTCATGTACTTCGTCTGCGATGGCGACGACTACATCGGCAAGCAAGCCCACCGCTTCGGTAAGGGCTGGTACTTCCCTAACGGGGATATCTACGTCAAGGGTAAGGAAATCAACAAACGCAAATGAGCGAAACCGACGAACTGTCTGAACGAGCCAAGGCTCTTGGTATGAACCTTGGTCGCCTCAAGGAAGTCCTGAAGGCTGGCTTCTCCGAACCGGCTTACGACCTGATGCCCCGCAACCAGAACGACAATCCCAACAGGAATCTATCCAGACCCAAGGTCAAGGGCGTTTGGTACGTCAAGTACTCCCAAGACGGGGTACGCAAGACCAAGCCGTTGTGCGACGATCTGGAGCAAGCCCGGAAGATGCGGGATGAGTTCTTCGCCTCAATCAACTACGGAAAGAAATGAGTCCAGACCCTAGCCATCAATCCTACGAACAGCAGCTGGCTTCCGTTAAGAAGGCCGGTAATGCCCTTGGTCGCCAGGTACTCGTGCTGCTCCTCAACGGGGGCGGTAACGAGAAACTCATCAAGGCTTACTACGACTGGCGCGATGCGTCCATCGGCAAGCCCAACTTCGGCAAGAAGCGGAAATGGAGCGACTACAATGGCTGATGACAAAGCAAAGAAAGTCCCGCTTGAGGTATCCATGATGAACCGCATCGGTGAACTCAAGGCCGAGAACGCCCGACTAAAGCAACAGGTGGAGTACTGGCGCATCGAGTCTGACTGCAACCACGGGCGATGGCTCCGCTGCTTGGAAGACCTTGAGCATCTTCGTGCATCGTCCTTCGTGACGGCAGTTCCTAGCGAAGAATACGAGAAGGCACAAGCGGAGGTCGCCCGCCTCAAGGCCGAGTGCCAAGCCCGCCAAGCGGAGAACAGCGTGCTGGCAGTCGAGTGCGACAGCCTCAAGGCCGAGGTCGAGCGTCTGACGCAACTCAACGATACTCTCGCCCTGCGTTATGACGCTACCAAAAGTATGCTTGATGGTTGTGCGAAAGAGATTGAAGAAATGGAGGCCGAGGTCGAACGGCTGACTTCCGACATTCAGATGGAGAAAGAGAATGAGGACAGGCTGGTTCGTGAATGGCAGAGAGCCAACAACGAGGTCTATGGTTTGAAGACGCAGGTCGCCGCCTTGATTGATGAACTTGAACGCCTACGCAAGGGGGTGCAGCCGTGAGCGACGACATCGCCAAATGCCCCGGCATCATCGACAACGAACTCTGCCTCAACAGGGAACGATGCCTCCGCTTCACCATCAAGGCTGACGATCTCTGGCAAGCCTGGATGACCCCTCGCTACAACGACAAGGGTCTATGCGCCAACTTCATCAACAACCACCAAGATGAAAAGAAACGCAAAAGCGATTGATATCCTTCGTGGGTACATCTGCCGGAACTCGCAGGAGCAGGACGTTCCTCCAGGCTTCATGTCAAAGCAGGATGTGAAGGATATGCTTGGGTGTTCGGAAAATCAGTTCAACCGGCTGATGAAGCAGCTGAAGGCGAACAAGGGCGTCGAGTCCAAGTACATCAAGCGGGTCAAGGGAAGTCGCATCTACAAGTGTGTGTACTTCAGGTTCTCAAACGAGTTGAGTAGGCTCATCAAGAGCAAGTAGGCGACCACTCCTATTGGCGGGAATAGGGTGGTCTATCTGGGAGACGCTTCCTTATATGAGCCACGCAACACACAACACCCGCCACGTCGTCCAGATGGGAATACAATGTATTACGTCGGCATCCCGTCAAGGTGTGCCTTCATAACATTGTTCACCGTTTCTTCACCAGCCGGATGACCAAGCCAACCGCCATCAGGATGGAAGCCACCGCCATAGCGTAGGCGATCTCAACGGACATACGCAGTGCAAAGGTGGCGTTGTTCAGGTCGGCTTCCAGAGCCTTGTCGTCGGAGGCGAACGACTTGCCCCCATCGACGATAATCAACGCCATAGTCTTGCTCGACCCTAGGGCATCGAGCGTGGACTGGATGATGTACGCCGTATACGTGGCGCAGACGCAGGACAGGAACAGGATGATGCCAACTGACCAGACCAGGTTGCGGTCACTTGCGTTTACTTCGCTTGGCTTTTCCATTGGTCGTTCCTTTGGTTACTTTCTCAACCTTCGACACCTCTGCGTTCAACTTAGCCTTCACCCACTTGATGGCTCCGTCCATCACCTCCGGGGCGGCTGCACCGGCTAGTCCGATACAGGCAAAACGCATGACGAGCGATGAGATATGTTCCTGCAAGGCGAACCCTGCGAACACGGCTACGATGGCGGCTGCCAAGGTACGCCTGACGATCCAGCCGAACGATACGGGGTCGGTACTCAAGAGCATACGGCTGACCATCGCACCACCACCAAGGACGCTGGAGATAAGCGAGTCCTTGACGATAGCCTGGTATTCTTCAGGGTTGCTCGGGCTGGGAGGAGGAGGACTCATTTACTTTATCTCGTGCTTTATCCCAGAGAACCCAAAGCCCAAACGACAGGGCGATGGCGATGGCTGTAAGGATGATGGGCAGGAAGTAGGGCGACCCTTGGATGACAGGGATAGAACCGGCGACGGTGGACAGGAAGATGAGGGTAGCCCCAGTCTTCCACGACAGGAACGCACAGACGACTGCGCCAAGTACGAACATCCCCCCGGCAAGCACAGTCCAGAAGTTGCGGTCAGCCTCCACCTTGACCTTCTCCACCTCCAAGGCGAGTTGCTCGTTGCGTAGTTTAAGAGCCTTAATCTCCGCAAGATTGCGTAGATTGTCCGCCTCCATCTTATCCCACATCTTGTTTACTTCGGCTTGGAGTTTCTTGGCGTATGCCATCTGTGCCTCATATGCCTTGGGATCGGCCTTAGAAGCCCTTTCACGGGCGAAGGCTACGTCGGCATCAGACGGGGTGGGCAAATAGGCTAGAGCCACCTTTCCTTCAGCCTTTACCACCTCCGGCTTGTCAGCCTGTTCCACCGCCACGGTTACGGCAGCAGCCGCCCGTGTCTCGGTGGTGTCAATCTTGTCGCCCAGTTTACTGATGTTCGCTGGATCGGTGGACGGGGCTACTGGAGCGTCTGGGGTGACGCAGGAAGCCAGGAGCAGGAAGGACAGGTATTTCACTTGTAGCGGTTGGCGGTTTCGGCTTCAGCCTTGCGTTGCATCGTGGTCTTCTGGCTCTGGAGGTAAGCCTCAGGACGCATCTGGCGCAGAATCTCAGTCTGTAGGTCGGTAGCCTTCTCTTGGGTCTTGGGAGCCTGGGCTTTGGTCTGACCACGGAGACGCTGTTCGTTGACGAGCATATTGCGGTACAGGGCGACTGCATCCGTCGTGCGGTACAATTCCTGACCATTGATGCCGTACAGGTGGTAGATGTACTTGGGCTTACCAAGGGCATCCAAACCGGCATAGATAGCGTGGAGTTGGTTGCCCATCTCAGTCTTCCACACGTCATTGATGGCGCTGATTACGACGTCCTTCGCCGTGTTGGTTTCCTCCAGGTACTTGTTCAGGGACGGAACGGCAGCTCGGGCTTCCTCCGAACCCAATGCCCGGGCGACACGGATGTTGCCTTGAGCCAAGTCAACGGCAGGGCCAGCCTGTTTTTTGGCTGTAAGCGTCTGAGTTACGATGGGCTTCTGACCAACGACACGACGGATGACCAGTCGGTTATCACCGGCAACCGGCAGACCATTGGGGTCAACGCCTAGGCTACGACGCAGGGTTTCTCCAACATCGAGTTCCGTGGTGTTAGATCGTAGAGCGTCTGCAAGGGCGGCGGCATCCTCCTTGGCTCGCTGGGCTGAACGAGTCTCAATATCCTGACGAAGTTGTTCGGACTGACGGCGAGAGTCCAGTTCAACCTGTGCCGTACGCTGAACGTTTTCAGCCTCTGCCGTGGTCAACTTAATCTGACTGCGACGGAGGATATCCGCCTTAAGTTCATCGTTGATGCGTTTGCGTTCCGTTTCGATATCCTGAAGACGACGCTCGATTTCTGCGGCCTTCTTGTTGGATTCAGCGGTCTGCTTGGCGACTTCGGCTTCATGCTGGGCAATAAGGTCTGCCTCCAATTTAGCCATCTTCTCGGCTTGGGCGAGCCAAGCGGAGTCCTGACCCTTGACTTCCTTAATCAATGCAGCCTCTGCCTTGGTACGCTGGGCCTCTGTCTTCTTGGCCTTGGCTTGTTCAGCACCTTCTTCCCTGGCACGACGTGCAGCCTCCTGACGCATAATCTTTTCGGCAGCCGCCCGTGCATCCATCATGTCCTGTGCATTCAGCACGGCTTGCTGCGCAGCCTTCTTTGCGTCGTTTAGATTGTTAGCGCCAGAGATTATTTCCTGACCATCGACGATGATTTTGTAGGTATTCCACTTGGAACCAGGAGCCGACATCTCGATGATGTGCGTGTTAGGGATGTTCGGAAGCGTCCACATCTGGTGCTTGCTGAACGGAGTATCCTCACCAACAAACTTCCTTGTGAAGTCAGTGCTACGAAGTTCCCAAGAAGCCGGAGCCATATTGAACTGACCACGGGTTGTGGCTGTCTGGGAGATAAGCGACCTAGCGCCGGTATCGACCATCGTGCCAATCGTGGACACGTTCATGTTGGTGAACGGGAACGCCAAGCCTCGTGTAGCCTGGTCAGTAAATGTGGTCGGGTTTACGACGATACGCCCCTTGCGTGTTGTCATGCCGTAGGCAGCCCGGAGGACTGTCAGGCGAGCCTCACCCAACACACGATCTCCATTGCCAAGACGCAGGGCAGACGGCTCAACGATTTCACCCTTAGCGGCTTGGAGCGTCGTCGGGTCAATCGGGGAACCTTGGTTATAGTGGTTCAGCCAGTCGTTAGCCAACGTGAAGAACTCCGTGTCATCACGGAACAACTCACGGATGTAAGTTGGGCTAAGTTCATTCCCGTTGATATCCTTCAGGTATGTGAAACTGCCACCCTCGCCATAGACACGAATGCCGTCGGAGAAGATGAGGTTCTTATTATCGTGGAAGGCGTCGATGTCGAACACCTTGGCGTTTAGCGAAGCCCTGGGAGTGTACTGACCTTTCTTGGCAGGGGAAAGTTTATCGAATTGGGCTTCGGAGATAACACGCTTCGGGTCTTGGGTGTCCCAGTACTGCGTGGTTGTCTCAAAGTAAAGCGGGACAAAGGTACGCTCAGAGACGAACTGGAAACCGTTCTTACCAATGAAGGCACGGCTTTCATTCGTAGCCGACAGATTGCGGGAGAAGACGTTGGCGTAGGAAGCCCGGAAGATGGGGCGCTCGCCACCTTGAGCCATCGTCTGAGCCATCAACAGGACATTATTACGGACAACTTCAGGCAAGCCTTGGGCGTTAGCGAGAGCGTTGATTTCAGCTGCCGTCGGAACACCCCAGATGACCGTCTTGTTGCCACGGCTAGACGTATCTTGCGACCAAGTAAGACCACGCTGGTTCTGCGGGATGTTGGTCAGGGTGTCCAAGACGATCTGGGAGTGAGCGCCAAGGACGACACCAAGGGGAGGAAGGGTGGATGGATTGACCGGAGGACGGGCTGTCGGAGCAGGAGGCGGAGTCGGGGTCGTAGGCGTAGGCTGGACAGGCGTCGGCGTGACCGGCGGAGGTGTAGGTCTGCCCCCTGCCGTGGGAGAAGGAGCCGGTGTAGGCTGACCCGGAGTAGGACGGGGCGGAGGATTAACTCCAGGCTGAATGGGCTGACCGTTGTAGGTCGGGATGACAGGCTGACCAGCACCAGTAGGAGTCGGCTGAGTCGGCTGTGCAACAGGAGTCTCAATACCCGGAATGGGTGTATTGGTATCAGGGTCAACCAGCCAAGACAGACCAGACTGCGTAAGCACCTGAGCCTGTTGCTCGTGGGTGAGGCTGTTCATGTTCAGTTCTGCCAAACGAGAACCCTTACCACCATTGGTCATCCGATAGATGGACTCGTAGAGGCGGTTAACCACCGGGTCACGGACGATCTCACCACGGTTGTTGAGCCAGAAGCCACGGACAGTTCCATCGGACTGCTTGATGAACCGCATCCCAGACTCACGGAGGCTCTGCGCCATCGACGCCGAATACTGACGGGGGAACAAGCCAAGCTGCGGGTCGAACATCGACGAGAACTCACGACGGAGATTGTCCGTATTGAGGACGTCGTACAGGGAACGCTCACCGACGGTAATGCGACGCAGGGAGTCGAACAGACCTTCGCCACGGACGTTGATAAGTTTGCCGGACGGCCCGATGCCACCGTAACCGACAGGACGAGTGCCATCGATGGTAGCCATCCACCAAGCCATCGCCTCACGGGTGTATCGCTCCAAGCCAGGGCTTGTGCCGTTTGCCTCGTATTCCTTCTGGGCAGCCTTCAACTGCTCACGGTACAACTTGCCCTGCTCCATATTGAGGCTGGAAGCATAGGCATCGAAGAAGGCGGTACGTGCCTGGGCGGAGATGCGACCACCTTGGCTGGGGCTATTCCATAGAACCTTGGTCAGTTGCGGGACTACGGATCGTACGGCATTGGCGTTAAGCAGAGCCTCCCACGCCTCGTGGTTCATCGTGAAGGCATCCGCACGGCTGATGTCGAAATGGATGGTTCCACGCTGTGCGCCAGTCTCGAGGTACATACCCTCACGAACCATCGTGACCTCGCTTCCACTGGAGTTCACACGTGTCTCGCCGGGACGGAAAGCAACTGGGGCTGTGACCTTACGGTTGGCTTCAACTGCCTGGGCATCCAACTGTGCGTGTTCAGCCAGATAGACCTTCAACTTGACCTCCTCGTTGTTCAGATCGTTACGGAGACGCTCAAGTGCCACGGAAGACTGCTTACCGGCCTTAGCCAGCAAAGCCTCCTCCGCTGCAATCTTGCCCTTCAGCGTTTCGATGAGTCCAAGCGTAGCGTCGGCACGACGATTGACTTCGATGAGTTTGCCGTTGAGTTCGTCTGCGGTAGCCTGATTGCGACGAGTTTCATCGAGTGCAGCGATGCGTTCCTCGGCGTACAGGGCGGCTGCCGTTGCGTCCTTGGGGTGTTCCCTGCTGGCGTCCCGACGGATTTGCTCAATCTGGGATGCGTCCAGGTTGACGCCACGCTTGACGACTTCGATTTCGGCAGGGGTGCTTGCCACGACCTTACCGCCAGAGGCGTCATAGGCTCGACGGAAAGAGTCTGCTCGCTCGATGAACTCAACGATATCCTTGGAGCCATTGAGCCAAGAGCGAACACGGGCTGCTTGCTCCGGGGTGACATCGTTCAGGATGCCAGACACATTGGCGATGACTTCCTTACTGCGGGTAGCCCCGGTACTGAGGAAACGGTTGGCGGTCTGGGTGACACGGTTAAGTCCAGCCATCGCAGTCGAAGCAGCAGCTCCGATGCCGAAACCACTGCCAGCGGCTGCCTGGTCATTAGCCCAAGCCATCGTCATCCCGATAGTGCCACCGTGGACGATGTTATCCACCGTTACGTGGAAGCCGGCCTGGAGTGCCTTCTCGTAGCCAGACTCAACCATCCAGTTGAGGGTCTTCATCTCGGCTTCGATGCCAGCACGGGCAAGGGTATCCGTCGTCTTGCCAAGTTCGGTACGTGCAGCGTTCAGCGCCGCTTGGATTGGCGATCCACTGACACGCTCACCACTGATGGCGGCTCGGGCGATGCGACGCTCGACCTTAGCCCAGTTCTCAATCTTACCACCGGCAGCGATAAGGTACTGGGGCTTCAGGGCGGCTGCCGTTCCGAAGAACGCAAGTCCAGCACCACTGTACCATTCATCACCGCTGGCGATATTGATGCCAGCCCAAGTTCCGCCACCAACCAAAGCAGCTCCAGTAACCACTTGCCTCGGCTGAAGCGAGAGGAGGCGATTGATAGCGGAACGACCCAAGGCACGTTCGCTACCGCCCTGAGCCATGAACTCACCGACCTTGCGAAGTCCCTTACCCGGGATGGTTTCGATGATTGCACCAGTTCCGGCAGCCAAGTAGCCAGTCAGAAGACGCTTAGGGCCGGTAGTGCCAGGCATAGCCTTCTTCACCTCATTGGAGAAACGAAGCGTCTTGGCGCTATATTCTGCGACTTCAGCAATCAGGGCTTCGGGCAAAGCGGACTTGCCGATGATTTTCTTGATGTTACTTGCAGAAGCAAGACCCTCGGCACTGAGCATATCGGCTCCAGATCCAGAGAGGGCGATGAGCATAGCCTCGCTCTCGGTGAGCGTACGACCAGTAGCCTTGGAGACGTCGTCGATAATCTTGGCAAAGTCTGCCTTGTCGATTGCGGACAGAGCCTTCGCTTCATCGAGACGCTTGATGAGACGCATCCCTTCGCCAGTAAGCGTACGACCACGGGCGCTGAGTTCAGCAGCCATCGTGACCTTGCCGGTGATGCCAGCCGCCTTACCAATCAGACCAACCCCACCAGCGACAAGCGTGATGGGATCGTAAATCATCGAAGCCTGTTCAGCCAGACGCTCATCACCGTAGGCTGTCTTTGCCAAGCGAGCCAGGTCATCCATGCCAAGGGATGCATAGGCACGGGACATGATGTTATCCTTAGACCCGGTGACGTTGCGGAAGTTCTCAGACCAGACTTGGATTGCCTTATCAGTTTCATAGTCACGGTCACGGCTGAAACGAGGCGTTTTGCTATCCCAGTAATTGTCGCTGAAAGCAGCTGGAATTGCGGTAGCCCACGGAAGAATATTGCCTTCACCCTGAGCAGCCTTGGCTTCACGCAGGAATAGGTAGGCATTCGGGTCTGTGGAGTCAGAGACGAAGTGCTTGAAGTTAACGACCGACTGCAAGACACCAGAACCAAAGGATGCCAGTTTCTCGCCCTTCATGCCCGGAGCGAAAGCACCATCCTCACGCAAAGCCTGGAGTTCGGCTACGGAAGAAAGGAACTCCTGATTGGAAGGCTCGTTGGCATCCGTGTAGTGATCCAGAGTCGTCATAAACGCCTCGGGGTTGCCAAGACGCTGAACCTCCCGAAGACGGGAAATGGGCTTATGGAGTGCAGATGTGGCGCGAATCATCACCTGTTCCGCCTTAGCCTTCAGTTTGGGGTCTGCACGGTACTTCTCGGACAGGTATTCATCCGGGTTGGTGAACGGGTTAACGCCATCCACGAAACCAGCAAGAGCCTCAAATCCATCTTGGATGAACACGGAACCGGCAGCGAAGCCGTCGCCAAGGATGTTCGTCTTCTGGCTACCTCGATAACGAGCCATAGCCTCAAAAGCATCACGACGCTCTTGGGGATTAAGTCCGTTGAGGTAATCCGGCCCTTGCTCGGAAACCGTCTTTCCGATAGCCATCTGCGGGTCGATTAGGGCAAGGGACTTGCGGATGTTTGAAACTAGGCTAGTGCCAATAGCCCTCTTCTGCTCTGCGTATCCAGGGCTGGAGAGTTCCTTCAGGATTTCAGCAGCAACATCCGGGCTGATGTTGAAATTGGGATCCATAACGAACGCCTCCAACTGGCTATCCTCCATCCCGTAGGCGGAAGGAAACTTAATCCCCTTCAGGATATCGGCATCACGGATGGTCGTCGCATACGGGACAAGTTTGTTGATGATTTGTCGGGAGTTCCAATCTGCCTCGGGACGCTTAACCTTCAGGACTCCCCACGCAGCGTCTTCGATTTGCTTCTGGCGACCAGAACTATCAGAAGCAAGCGCCGAAGCCGGTAGACCAAAAATTGCTTGAGAGGCATCCTCATTGTAAAAGCCTACGTTCTTGGCTCGGTCAAACAGCCAAGCGTTCTCCTCACGCAGACGATCTGTCTTTGTGACTTCATACTCGGGAGAGCCTGGGATGTTCTCCGGGAGGTAACTGCCTTGACCGACCCAGTTACCCTTTTCGTCCCTCGTAAGCCAAGGCTCATCCCTGTACTGCCAAGGAAAGCGTTGTTCCTTCGGAGGCTGTGGAGCCGGGGCGGGGGTAAAAGTAGCAGTATCGGGAGCAGGAGCAGGGGCCGGAGCAACGGGAGCTGCCGTCGGAGCAGGAGAAGTAGTTTCAGCCATTATCGTCGTTCGGATGCTTTAACCTTAGCCTTGGCTTGTTCAGCATCCTTTGCAAACCTTGCTCTCATTTCATTCGCTTTGGCTGTCAATTCTTCAGCAAGTTTCTGGTTCCCAGCGTCGGCCGCACGTTTGGCGAGAGCATCAAGCCTAGAGGGTGTTTCAACATCAGGGATGCCAGGTGCAGTCGTATTGGCTGTATCAATGCCGAATGCCTTGACGTACTGCTCGGTCTTGGAGAGTTGTTCAAGGCCAGCCTGGTTGCCTTCACGAGTGAGGAAGTCCTTGGCGGTCTTGACGTCGAAACGGATGTTCTGACCGGCAAGTTCGGAACGGTACTTGGAGTCGATGAACTTGGCGAGCGACCTTGTCTGGGCTTGCATCAGAGCCTTGTCTTTCCTGAGGTGGGCAGAATTGATGTCGGTAATCAACTTGGCGACATACTCTCGGTCAGCGTCGGAGAAGTTACCGCCAGAGACGATGGCTCGACGGAAGGCGGCGACACCGAACTGGTTCATCATAGCACCCTCGACGGTTGTATCCTTAGCATCCTGTCTAGCCGTCCACAGGGATCGGTTGAGGTAGTTGGTGATGGCGTTGTCGTCCGTGCTGTTGACGACATCGTTCAACTTCTGGAGGAATGTCTGAGCCTCGGAATATCCACCGATGTTCTCGTTGACCTTGGCTCGGATTGACGGGTCAACAGGCGAAGCCACCGGGAACTCACTGAGGTCAATCTGGTACTCCTTAGCGCCTTCATGGAATACGCCCAATCCCCAGATAGCCGGGTAGTCGGACATACGCTTCTGGTGGATCGTGTAAGCCTGTTCACGGGCTTCACGGCTCTTAGTGCCACCCGTACGACCCGGGATGGTTCCAGCACCTTCAACACGTTCACTAACCATAGCCTTAAACGTACCAGGCTTGGCTTCTCCAGTCGTCTTTGCGGGTTTAGTACCAGGCTGAACAGGAGTGCCTTGTTCAATGTTGAACGCTTCGACATTCCGCTTTTCAGCCTCAACTTCTCGACCTTCCTTAGCAACCTTTCGACCTTCTTCAGCAACCGCACGTTCTTCAGCCTTAACTTTTCGACCTTCTTCAGCAACGGAACGATTTTCTGCTGTGATTGTGGTCGCTGCCCTGATACGGCTATCGATAAGGGCTACGCTGGCATCAAAGCCATTCTTGAGGTTAGCCATCTTGACCTCATGGACTTCCTTGAGGCTCTTGATGCGTTCAGGGCTTGCGCTACCAGAAGCAGCGAGTTGAGCCAACGAACGGGCATAGTCCGCTTCGGCAGCTGAACGCCGTTCAGAATACCTAGTGGTAATAACTGTGCGTTCCGCTTCCTGTGCAGCGATTACTGTTTCAGGCTTCGCTGTTACTTCAACTGAAGCCGGGAGGGGAATGGGTTCCTGCTTGGCAACCGGGATGTCGGTTACTGGCTTGGGAGCCTCAGTAGGAGCAGACCTAAGTTGCCCAGCGAGTTCCATGCCCGCATTGTAGCGATCCACAGAAAATCCAGCGAGAGGTGCAGTGAAGCCAGGTGTAGTTCCATAAGTGGGCGCTTCGACTGTGGGGAACGAAGGTCTGCTTGCCGTAAGGCTGACAGCCGGAGTAGGAGCAGAAGCCCCGACTTGAGAAAGAACGCTTGGAGCCGGTGCAGGAGCAGAAGCGATAGGCACAGAACCGCCAGAAGCATAGTTGGCGACGATAGAGTTACCGACGGTATTGGCTGCCTTCTCATTGGCTTCAGCCTCCATCTTCCTGATTTCAGCGAGGGTCTTAAGTTGCTCAAGACGCTTTTCCTCCTTGGATGCCTGGTCAGCCTCGTATTTACGCTGGGCTTCAAACTGGGTGGCGAAACGGGTAAGGTCAGCGCCCTTTAGTTTCGTTCCATCGCCACCCGTCTTGTTGTAGAAGTCGATAGCCGATGTTGCTGTAGCAAGGTCGAGTTTGCCAGCGTTCTCCTCGGGGATGATGACGTTACCTTCGGCATCCTTCTTCAGAAGGCCGGTAGACAAGGCACTTTCGACGGCTTGGGTGCGCTTGTCGTTACGTAGATACGGAGACAATGCACCTTGGATTTTAGCCTCCTCCTGCTCCCGCTTGTCCTTCTCCATAATCCCAGCTGCCAGGGACTGACCGATGTTGGCGTAAGCCTTACCCATCGACCCCATCGCCTCGACGTAGCCAGCCGGGATTTGCTGGACTTGCTCGCCTTGGTATTTCTGGAAGGCCATTTCTTAGGAGTTGCGGGAGAGGATGAAGTCCATGACGGACTTGACGGCTTTCTTGAGGATCGGCTTGTCGTGGATGAAGTTGGCGAAGCGTTCGCCTTCCTGCTCGTACAGTTCATCAAGCCAGCGAGGAGCGTCCGATTCAAGCCAGTCACGGAAGAACACCCAGTTGGCGTTGTTCTCACCATAGACCTCACGGGCGACCCAGCACTTGGCGAGTAGCGCCCCAGCGAAAGCACCGATACCCTGAGCAAGACCAGAGGACTTCTGGGCGCTGGCAGCAGCCATAGCGTTCTCCATCTGGATGCGATTGGCGCGGATGTTAGCCAGGTACTGGGACTCGGGCTGGAGGAACGAAGACTGACCAAGACCGGCATAGCCCTGACTGGTAGACCCAAGGAAGCCAGCCAAGCCAAAGGGCTGGGAGGCTGCGAAGGCAGGGTTAAGGAACGTCTGCAAGCCAACTGCCTGTTGTTGTTGACCCATCTGATACCCGGCAAGAGCCGCCTGTTGACGTTGCTGGTAACGCTTCTGACCCATGTTATAGGTATTCAGGATTTCTAGGTCGGAACCCTGACGGCTGAACTGAAGACCACGGGCTTGGGCGGCTGCACGTGCAGCTTGCTGGGCCTGTTCGGTTTCCTGCTGGGTCAGACCAGTCCCCATCTGGAGATCGGCAAGAACCTGGCGACCATATGTGCCGTAGATGCCCTGCGTGACCGCATCCATCGACCCGACGGCAGCCTGTGTAGCCTGTTGACCAAGACCGCCAAGCATACCCAACTGGGCTGTGGCGTACTGTTGCTGGAACTGCTGGGTAGGCTCATTCAGTTGCCCATAGAGTCCCATCATCCCGGTAGCCTGACCACGGAGGGAGGAGATTTGACGCTCCGTCAGTTGAGGCTGGAGACGACCTTCGGCTTCCGCCTGGAGGCTTAGGAGTTTCTCCTGAGCCAAGAGAGCGTATTCGCCTTCCTTGACGTATTGTTGATAGTCTTTTTCTACTGTCGCCATTAGAGTGTTTATTTAGTTGGTAAGTTGGTTTTAATCAAGAGACTCGGTAGCGGATTACGACGATGCCATCAGCGCCAGCGGAAGCTGCATGGGCAAAACTGCCACCACTTCCACCTCCACCAGAGTTGACTGATGCAATTCCACCACCGCCTCCACCGCCAGCAAGACCGGGGCCGGAAGTTCTTCCAGAACCAGAAGAAGCACCACCGCCACCGCCACCATAAAGTTTAAGCGATCCTTCGATTGTGGAGCCGAAGCCCTGCCCGCCAACACCGCCAGCATCAGTCCACTTAAATGTCTGTGTTGACTGCGCCCCACCACCACCGCCACCGCCCTGACTGTTGCCAGCACCACCAGCAAGACCAGAACCAGACGCACCTCCGTTAAGACCACTACCAGCAGAACCACCATTAGCGGTAATAGGGCCAAGGCCGAATGTAGATGCTGTGCCGTTGGAGTTAACAGCACCACCAGAACCAACCGTGATTGTGATTGGTGCAGTTCCCTTTGGGATGTTGACGATGGAATGGATTACGTTGCCACCACCACCGCCTCCGCTACCAGGATTAGAAACGGAATTGGAACCGCCACCGCCAGCCCCAACGACAAGAACCTCAACCTTGCCCTCCTTGGTCGTGTCGGGAGTGAACGTGCCGGACACGATGAACCTGTGGATCTTGTATCCATCAATGATGGTGACTCCACCACCAGTAGCGTCAAAAGGGACGCCACCCACCGCTTTCCATAGAGTGCCGTTATAGACTTCCGCTTCGTCGAGGGTGCTGTTGTAGCGGAACTGACCGGCAACGGGGGTTCCAGGTCGCTGACCTGTAGTGCCAACCGGGATTTTGATAGCCTCGGATGTGTTGAAGGTGGCATTGCCTGTGACCGTAAGAGTGCCACCGGCTGTGACGTTACCCGTGAGGGTAGACGTGCCAGTCACGGAGAAGTTAGCCGTAGTGGAAAGGTTGCCAGCAACCGAAAGGGCGAACGTGGCAGCGGGGGTAATGACAAGGTTAGCGCCGGTATTGCCAGCGATAGCACCCGTAGTGATGCTTAGACCGCTATTGAGCAAGTCTCCCACGGTGGCTTCCTTGAGAGCCAGGTCGGACAGGTCGTGGATGATGACGCTGTCTCCGACTGCAACCGTATTGGCTGTCAGATTGGCTTGGTCTGTCACAGCCCCGGGAAGGAGTGTTGCGCTGGAGACGTGGGCGTTGAGGGCGGAAGCCGTTAGGACTTGCCCTGCCGTGAAGACTACGGGAGGAGAGATTTGTGCCATTAGCGTTTAGAGATGGTCATTTGTCCCGGCACGATGGCCTGGACGGTGGTGGATCGGATGGAGGGTCGGTATGCGTTGACGGTGAAGTTCACCTGGGAGTAATACCCGGATTTGCGGGCTGGCAAACGGATGAGGTAGTCTTCATTGCTTACAGCGTAGAAGTTCTTCAGTTGCGTGGTCGAGTCTGGGTTAATCACCACAAGGTCGATGTCCATATTGCCACCCGTAGGCATGGAGGTGTCGATTTGAACGCTGGAGAACCGCTTCTCCCTATTCGTGTCGAAAGCATACGCACGGGTCTTCAGGATAGCCGTGATGGAGTGCGGAACGAAGGTCGAGCTGCTGAGCGTAGCGCCAGGGGTGTCTAGGGCGAAGGTGGGGTCATCGAGCATCGGTGTGCCGGTAGCGATGCCGTATTCATCCCAATCAAGTTGCTCCATGAGGAACACACCCTCGTTCTGGTCGATGGCGAACAGACGACGACGATTGCCGTTCTTGGCTACGTGGAAGTTCTTGATATCGAACCCAGACTGATAGAAGTCAACGGACTCCCAAGCCTTGTTGATGAAGTTGTAGACAAGGATGGCGTTATTGACCGTGCTGGTATCCAGCGGGACGGCTAGGTAATAACGGTTCTCGAAGTAAACCCCAACGGCCTTGTTGACGTGGTTGTAGTTGATACGCTCGATTATGTCGGAGATCGGGGAGGACAAAGGCTCCGTGAGCGTGAGCAGACGCATCCCTTCCGGGGTATTGCCGTTTGTGCCTCCTGCGCCAGCACCGGCAGGATTGGCGATGTAGACCCCGTTGTCGGAGAGGAAGATGACACCACCGCCAGCCTGGACGACAGACTTATGGGCAATACACCCAATATCCGTAGCCAGAGACTTGACGTAGGAGTCAGGCTCATTGGCTGCATCCCCGGCATTGTAGGAGCCAACGCCCACATTGGCGTAGAAGATGCTGTTCCGCATGAACACCACGAACTCATTCAGAGTCCAAGGTGTGATGGAAATGAGGCGGTCATTGCCACCGTCATTGATGCTGAACATATCCAGCGCCGTCCAAGCATTGTCACGGAGATAGTGGCTGACCTGGAAAGTGTTGCCGTCCGTCTGGACGATATGCCGATTGCCGTAGTAGATGGCGTGACGACTGTTCGGGTAGTTGTGGTGTGTGCCAACGCCAGGGATAGTCAGCGAACCGGCACTACCGTCCCATCGAAGAGTGGTCTTGCCGAAGCCACGTGTGATGTACACATTGCCACTACCTTGAGCCTGGTACACATCGACCTCATCAGCAGCCGTGATGGTTTCCCCCGCAGGGAAGGTCTTGTAGGACGACGGAGCCTCGGTATCCGTATTGAACGTGTAAAGACCGTCACCGCAGACCAAAACGATAAACTCAGTGCCGTTGCTGTTCGTGTACGTGCAGCTTCCGTAGATCGTATTACCAGTCAGCAGACCGACAGGTGTCAGGCACTCAGTACCCTTACGAACCGTAGCAACGCCACGATCCATACGGAAGTTCTGAGACTGCGAGACGAAGTTCTTCCCCAGGTTGACAGGGTTATCCCGGGAGTTCAAGCCGATGAACCCTTGGTCGCCATCGACTAGATACTCTCTGGCGGGCATTACTTCTTGATGTCGTCGTAAGCGTCCTTGACCTTGGTTTCGATGCTGGCGACCTTCACACCGTTCTTACGGTAGAACAGGACACCACAGATAAAACCGGCAAGGAGACTGAGAGCGATAGAGATGATATAGAGCATATTAGTCGATAATCCAAGTGTTCGCTGCGACCTTAACCAGGTGATAAACACCTGTCGTGAAGGATGTAGTGCCGTAAATATTAGGCGCAGGAGTCATTGTGTCGTTAGCAAGAACGCCAATGGCGCAATTATAGGTTGCCACCATAATGTGAGTTCCAACGGGGAATGAGTAGGACGCATCATCTGGGATCGTAAGATTACCCATAACCCCATTGAAATACACAATGTTGTTCGTGTCCCCAGAATTGAGAGTCCAGTTGCTGGTCTGTTGATTTACAGATTTAGCACTGCCACCACCACTTGGAGCCGTTGAAATAGTCGTAGTGTCAGGGAACGTAATCCCGGTAGGGGAAATGGTGATTCCAGATCCAGTGCCGTCCTGCATACGCAGGGTGTTTGCTGTCGAGTCGAACTTAAATGTGTAGTAACCAGACCCCATCGAGTAACCGTTGAAGTTACCTGTAAGGTCGATGTTAGTTACTGAAGGAGAAGGGACTGTGAAAGAAGTCCAACCAGCGTTCTGCCTGGCGTACAGATTGCCATCGCTAGGAGCATCGGAAATGCCACCGCCACCACCAGTGACAACAGACCAAGCCCCATTCTTACGGACATACTCAGAGCCATTGCTAGGGGCATCCGTCAGGTAACCTTGGGTGGTCACATAGGACTGCGTGGCATAGCCGGAGATGCTTGCGCCAGCAGGGATAGTCACAGTCCCGGTAAAGGTCGGACTCGCTTTTGTGGCATACGTGGCAGACACCGCACTGCTGGTCATCAACGGATTGACCGTAGAAGGAGACGAGGCAGCTGCCAGGGCGTTGATGGAGTTCTGGCTAATCTCGTTGCCGACCTCGACAACGTTTGTAGGGATCTGGACTCCGACAGAGGCTGACAAACTCATTTGCGTACGCTGTTGAGTTTAGAGGAACGCTTTGTGATATCGTCCGATTGGTTGGTTGCTACCAAAGCCATCAAACGGCAGCTACAGCGAGATGAACGGTGGAAGCAGTGCCGGAGTCGGTAGTCACACGGACGGGGCCGGTGTAATTCTCGATGCTCGTGTTGGAAAGGGGCGGGACAAGGATACCGGCAGAGCC